ATTAGAAAGGCCAAACAAATCTTTGATTGCTTGCTGTCTTAGGCCCGCTCGTTGCCCTTGAAGCTTTTCTGCAAACTCTTGGGAGGCTTGCGTCTGAGCTAAAGCATGTCCACTTGAATGTCTTCCGGCATCACCCATACCAGAGAATCTAGAAGCTAAGTTTCCTTGCTGAGCGCCAAAATCTCTAAGACCCTGTCTTTCTAGTTCTGCCATAAGCTCTGGATCCCCAGCTGCAAGTCTTGCTAGATAAGAATCTGGACCCACCTGGCCAAACATGTCTTTAAAAAGCTGCATTTGTTCTGGTGTGAACCTTTGAAAGCTCTCGACATTCTTTCCACCGACAGATCCGCCAGAAAAAGGGTTAAGTTTCATAAGGACTCCTTTTTTATCCAAGAATATAGGAAATCTTTGGCAAATGCAAAATGATCATATGTAGGATGACTTCGATATGACCTTAAGACCATTTAGTTGATGTCAACGAAATGATCAACGCCGCTGAATGCGAATAAAGATACGGCCAAATTTACCGATAAAACGGGAATACGGCCATTATACGGCCAATTTTGACCAGTAAGTTAATAAAATGTGAACATTTGTGCTATTTTAGCGGTAAATTTGAAGGTAAAGCTCTTTGAAGCTTTAATTTTTGTAAAATAGCCTCTTTTCTTTCCTGCATCTCCATAAGATGTATTCTTAACTTCTCTAACTCCTCAAAGTCAAACCAGTAATGCTCATACCTTTTTTGAGGGAAAGCCGGATTTATGACCCCTTCTTGCACATAATAATGAATATCTGCTGTGGTTATTTGAAATAGATCTGCAGCATCCCATGTAGAAATTACTTCCGGAATCTTTTTTCTTCTCAGATCCCTCCATCTTGGTTTTTTATATTTTGTCTGAGGTTCAGTTCTTGGATTATCTAGCGGCATTTTGTTAATCCTGAGCTCTTATTGCAAATTGATATGCAATACGTAAAGTCTGATGGATCTAGGCTGATTGACTAGATATATGCGGCGCATATAATTGTCCTCACACAGCGTCGAAATTTGAGTCCCCATCAGGGGGCGAACATTGAGTGCTCTGTTCTTCTTCCTGTTTTGGTTTCGTATTTCCTTGGAGAGATTTTAGCTGATCGGCTATAGACTTGAAGCTCTCAAGAGCCTCGCCAGTAAATTCCACTTCCTTAGGAGTATCTCTTTGGTTTAATCGATTCTTACCAAGCCAAATTAACATCATAGCGTTTCTTTCATGAGCTAACAAATGTTGAGTTCTTAGTAAATCAAATTCACCCTTAGCACACTTTTGTTGCTTTAGCTCAGAGAAGCTCATATCCCTATCATCAACACATCTCTTATAAAGAGTACTAACATCAATTCCGATAGCTTCGGCTATTTTAGGTCCTGAATTACCATCTTCTAACCATTGATCAACTAAATTCCAATCAATAATAGAAGGAGGCCTTGTGACCATTCTCTTTTCTTGATTAGCTTTTTGTTTGGGAGTGGGATTTTTTGCTACACCTTTAGGCATAAATGAAATTTAGCATGGCAACAAAAAAGTTACAATAGTTAGGTAAGGGGTTTAGGGTATGAGAGGAGGGTCAAGTGAGCTATAGAGGGCGCTTCTATAGCTCAAGAGATGGTTTATTTTGGGTGTCATCGTTAGTGTTGTAAACTTCTACGTCTAAGATGCTTTGCAGAGACAGGTGATCATCATTTAGGTAAAAAACGATTTGTTTTTTGTTTCTCTCAATGATGACGATTTTGAAGGTATCATCAAGTATTGCCATTAGAAGGGCATTTCCTCTTGTTTAGGGGTGTTATCTATAGTCATATTTTGACTAGGCACGTGATTTTTGAAATGTTCCTTGGCAGACTCCATGGCTTGCTTGAGGAAGTTCAATTTTTTGTTTTCATCAACGAAGTGGATGAAGGGAAAGTATTTAGTTTTTCCTTCTGATTCATAGGGTCTTGAGGGGAAGGAGAGCCATTCAGCAGCCGCCTGCGCAAACCATGTCATATCACGAATTATGAGTCCCGAGGAGAGCTCGAGATCAAACTTGGCTTTTAGGACTCCTTTTTCCAGGAGTTTGAAGTTAAGAATTTTCATATAACCTTTATGTTTAAGTGTTTTTGTGAGGTTTTGATAAGTAAGTTTCGATATTTTTTTCCGTTTCTACTTCAAATTCATAAGAATTGATCAGAAAGTTTAAAGACTCTCTGGCGATATTTAGTTCATGATTTTCCAGTAGGGAGGGGTGTCTGAGGACCAGGTAGAAGAGGGTCTCTCGTGTCATTTGTAATATTTCAAGTTTTGTAGAGGGCGATAGATTCACAGGCTTTCCTTTTGCTGTTTATTTTGTCTTGGTTGAAAGATCTTTGTGTGTGCGTATATTTTTATGGATTTTGACAGATCGTTGAGCATGGCTCAAGGAAATGATGTTTTTCATATATTTCCTAGAGCTTCAGAAAGGGCCTGAGAAAATCTTGGGTTTGTGTAATACACCTCGACAGTTCCTTTCTTGGTTAGTACTTTTACGCTTAAGTTGTCATTGTAGACCTTGTCTGATCCAAGAGTTGGTATGCCACTAGCCTTGAATATCTTAATCATCTCAAGAGTGTTGTTATGCCATGTGATGAAGTCTTCAGCTCGTCTTCTTCTTTCTTCTGGTGGAACGAAATATTCTCCTGTGTCGTCAATTTTGTTCCAGATCGACTTAAACTCTACAACGAATTTTTTCTTGATGATCCAAGACTCTATAAGAGCAAATAGTTCTGGATTTAAGCTCATGGGTTCTTTGGGGTTAAGGTACGGATAAAACTCCATAGCCTTAGATCCTCCAATGTAAATTCCTTTAGATTCTGTCTTAAACTTGAAGGTTTCTTGTTTTCCCCATCTATCGAATCTAAGTTGTTTAGCCAAATACTCTAAGAACTCACGAACAGCGAATAGCTTTCCTTCATCTTGTTTCTGTGGAGGAAGGTCTTGTTTGTTCATAGAACACCTCCCTTCTTAAGCATGGTTTTGAACTGATCTTCGAACCCATGTTCTTTACACATAAGCTCTTTCCACTGATCATTAATTTTTACCCAAACTACTCCGCCATGATAGGACACTCGGTCTTCGGAAAGGCCGTTTGTGACTATGAATTTCTGAACCCACTTAGAGTTAGACTCTCTTCGTTCCATGTCTTGCTCATAAGTCATGGCAAGATCGTTATTTTTCTTCTGCTCTGGGTTAAGAGTGGTTGTAGAGACTTCTCGCTTGAGGAATTGTCGTATAGCGGCAGCATGGTCTTTGTAGCGCTTTCCGTGCATAGCTTGGTAGTTGTTCACGGCTTCGATGGTTTTGTCGATTGTGGCTTTTGTGTGTTGGTCGCAGAGTTTTGCGTATTGGTCTTGAGTTAGGAGGACCAGCCCGTCAGTGCCGAACTTTTCTTTTATATTTTCTTTTTCTTTTTTCTGAACTTTATTCTCATATATGTATGCGTCTGATTGGAGACTAGCAATTTCTTGCATGTCTGCCTGGCAATTTATTGCTAGTCTGCCTTGCACTGACACATCACTTTCTGGAGGCACAATAGCTTTCAAAATTCGTTGTCTTCCGTTAAAAGAAACCTGTTCCAACAGACCACTGTCTTTCAGCTGCTTCATTAACTGCCCAAGACGTCTAGTTTTTACATCTAAAAAATCAGCAAGATATTCATTTGAGGCATAGCAGCCGCCTCGCTCTTTTGAAAAGAGAGAGTGGATCTCAGCCCATAGTGATTTTGCTGTTATGGAAAGCTTTGGATTTAGCCAAATTTCTTTTGGTATCCAAATTCCTTTAAAGTCTCTGTGCATGTTTATCCTCTGATTGTTGTTGCCCAAAAGCGCATCGGAAGATAAAATTCAGATGCGCGTCGTTTCCGGGGCGTTTAAGACTCGTGCTTGCATACCAGTTCATTCACGAGTCTTTCTATTTTACTCTACTTCATCTTTTTCATATGACTCTTTAGCTTCCTTGCAACAGGGACAGTCGCACTCTCCCTCAAATCTATCTGGAAACATAGCTTTAAATTTTTCAACTTTGGCGGCTGCTTCGTCCAAGTTTTTCTCAAAATCCGGCCCATGCATGATCTTGAATGTCATGGAATAAGAGCAGTCAAGCCTTGGAACACCAATGTTTACACCATCTGGCTCTAAGAAAGATTCAAAAAGATGAATTCTATCTCTAAACCTTTGGAAATAAGCGGCATATTTCAGATGTTCTTCTAGACTCATACCATTAATTTGGCCTTTTGGCTTAAGCTTTTCTTCATCAGCTTTATGTTTTTTATGAAGCGCTGCTGTTCGTGTTCGCTCTTTCATCTTTATGCTCATTGTCGTAATCTATTGTTGTTCTCCGTTCTCATAGGTGCGGATGTTGGTTGTTACCTTTAAGCCCATATATCTAAAAAATAAATGGGCTTTTTCTTTTAGAGCCTAAGCATTTTAGTTGCTAGAACTTCCCCGCCAGTTGCAGCCTCAATCTCTTTTGCGAGTCTAACAGACGGCCTTCTTCTTCCATTAGTAATGTAAGTTAAATATTTAACACTGTACGTCTCAGGAAGAAGAGCGGCAAACTCTCTAACAGACAATAGCTTGGAAGAAATCCAGGCTTGAAGTGGCGTTTTGGCAAGTTCTGGGGGTGGCTGCTTAAAACCATTGAAGTTTTTATTTTTCTTTCTCATGACAAAAACTGTATCTTAGGGAACCTTTTTTATGCAAGGAACAAAAAGGTTGCCACGAAAACAAGATAATGATATCATGGCAACCATAAGCAAAACTTATACAAGGAGATGGACTTATGTATAGAGCAGATGATTGGAATCCAGATGGCATTCACCCACTAGATGACTACATACACATTAATGATGTTAGAAATGAATACGTTCACAAAGACGACGTAAAGATTCTTTTAGAAGAAATAGATGATCTACATTATCAAGTCAGAAATCTAAAAGAGAGGGTCAAAGAATGTCTAACGAAATAGATGTGTTTGATAAAGACAAGATTCAGCTAATCAAAGACACGATTGCAAGAGGGGCTACAAATGATGAATTTAAGATCTTTTTGCATGTTTGTCAAAAGACAGGGCTTGATCCGTTTGCCAAGCAGATATGGCTTGTGAAGCGTTGGGACTCTAATCTTAAACGAGAGTCTATGAGCATCCAAACTGGTATCGATGGATACCGCCTTATTGCTGATAGGACCGGAAACTATTCACCTGGAAAGGCGACAACTTTTTCGTATGACGAAGTGGGAAGACTTAAGTCTGCAACCGCCTATGTGCTCAAAAGAACTGCAGATGGCACGTGGCACGAAGTGTCTAGTACTGTGCATTGGGAAGAGTATGCGGCTTACAAAAAAGATGGAAATCTAACCGGTATGTGGGAAAAACTAGGTCACACCATGCTTTCTAAAGTTGCAGAGTCGCATGCTCTAAGGCGCGCCTTTCCAACCGATTTAAGCGGGCTTTATACTAAAGATGAAATGGAGCAGGCGGAAGTCCAAACCATCGAATCTGAGCCTGTAAATCCAACAATTGGAGAATTAGAAGGAGAAGAGCTTTCTAGTCTTGTCGGCTCTTGCGGAGATGAATACAAAAATAGAGTTGAGTCGGCGCTGAGCAAGCACTACGGCGTTTCAAAGTACGCTGATTTAACTCCAGATATTGCAGACAGAATCAAAAAATCTGCCCTTCAAAAGAAATCAGAGGCGTAAAATGGAATTAGTTGATATTCAGCAACAAAGCCCTGAATGGTTCACGTGGAGATCTGGTAAAATTGGAGCATCTGATGCTGCCACGATCATGGGAGACAATCCATGGAAAACTCCATACAAGCTCTGGAAGGAGAAGGTGGGCCTTGACCCCTCTCCTTTCATTTCTGATGCCATGATGCATGGCGCTAAAACAGAACCTAAAGCTCGGCAAATTTTTGAAGACATGATGGAGTTGGAATTTCCTCCAGCTTGTGTTCAAAGTACCGAATATGAATGGGCAATTGCATCTCTAGATGGACTCTCATCTTCTGGAGAAATCGTTGAAATTAAGTGCCCTTTTAGCAAAGACCGCTTCTTTGAAATGATCTTAAACAACAAAGTTCCAAAGGAATACTACGGCCAGCTTCAACATCAAATGATGGTGACTGGCCTCTCTTTTGTCCACTTTTTCGCATATTTTGGTGGGGAAACCTTTTATCAGAAGGTGGATAGAGATGAGAATTACATTAAAAACCTTATAGAAGCAGAACAGTTTTTCTACGAATGTATGCAAAATGGAGACGCTCCAGATCATGCCTCTCATGATCTTGTTGAAAACCTAACCCCTGAATGGATTGAGCTCTCTACCAAGCTTAAAAAAACCGTGGAAAAGCGAAGAGAATTAGAAGCCATTGAGGACACTATTCGCCAAGAGATTCTTACACTAGCAAACGAGCAGCCAACCAAAGGATCTGGCGTGACGGTTTTCTCTCAGGTTAGAAAGGGTGGATTGAATCTGAGAGAACTTGAACTGGACATGAAAGTCTCTGGACTAAATTTAGATGACTACAGAAAACCAGATACCAAGTCATGGATTGTGAAGGTTTCTGATTAAATGTCCCAGAATTTGTGAAAAGTTGGGACATTTCAGAAAAAACAACCCACCAATGACTTAAGAAATGGGTGTGTTACAAAGAAAAATCACGAAATCGATAATAACACCCCTTATTTTTTATGACACTTTACGACATTTTTTTACGTCATTTTGAAGTTGACGTTTTCATGGGGCGAATTATACTGTTTCCCATGGACGAAGAAAAAAATCCTCTTACTTTTGAGTTCTCAATAAGCGGATGTCCATTTCGCGATTGGACAGAAATTCGAGATATCATGAAATATCGAGAATATAGATTGGCTCTTAATGATATCGATGAGTCTATTAGAAATCGCCTCAAATGGACGGAAGGACTTTCTGAGTCTGAAGCTAAATTCCTAGAAGATATCCGAGGTCAAATTTGGCCTCTTTTAGATGAATAACCGTCGTTTTTCAACGGTTTCCTACCAAATCGTTATCAATCGGTAGAAAATTGGTATCTGAAAAAAAATCCAGAAGTCTCTTTTACAAAACTTCTGGACGGATGTTTGCATATGTACAATGGAGACCTGAAAAACATGTGTGCTCTTCAAGCGTACGCTCCAATATTACCCTTTGTGAGAGAAAGTGGAAACAAAAAAGTAGCCATTAAAGTGTGTGAAATTGTTTCTTGCCAAGAGTTTTCGAATAGAGAATGGAAACCACGTTCTCTTCAAACTTAATATTTATGATCAGATATTCCTTTCCAGAAAGAACGGCACAAGTCTGATCTAATTCGTTTTCAGACACAACCGCTTTATAGATCTTGCACCCTGGTGGAATCCGGCTTAAAGGAGATGACATCAATCATATCCTGTGAAGGCGTTCGACCTGTAAACCATCTCTACTGAGAATGTTTTTTCATCCAATGGATGTTTAGAGACGACAACCCACCCTTGAGATGTTTTTAACTTTATCTCCTCTTCTGAAAGAGCGGTATTAAGAGTAAGACATGGGTCTCTAAATGCTATTGGTGAACCAAGTGGCGTCATTTCGCTGCCCAGTATTCATGTTCGCTTGAATAACAAGGAGGTTTTTTGGGTTTAATTTCCAAAACTTTGATGTCTATATCCCAATTTGAGTGTACAGAGCATCCCGAAAGCATTAATGCTATAAAAATAAGTGTTTTCATATGCATTCATACTATCAAAATTCAGAATTTCAATTGAGGGGAACTTTTTTGTAGGCTATGATCTGGAGAAAAAAAAGAGGTCATATGGAAATGAGATTAGAGTTTATGGGGGACTACAACGATGAAAAAGATAAAGATGATTTCACCAAAATTATGCATGCAGAAATGGCTTATGCGGCCCTGCAGAAGGCTAGAGACTCAATTAGAGATTTAAAAAATAGACACTTCAAAGATGACTGTTTTGATCTATATTGCGAAGAGGAAGACATAGAACCAAAAGAAAAGACTATTGATGATTATGAGTCCATTTTCGGTGAAGTGGAGTATGTTTTAAATGAAATCATGATGGAAACAGACATCCCAGGAAACATCTTTTAATGGAATCCAAGTTAGAGAGAGCATTAAGACAGGTGAAGTCGGTAGATGAAGATGATTGGATGATTTGGTTTAGGCGTCAAGCTGAGCGCCCTGAAACTGGCAGCCCATTTTGCGAAAAATCTTTTTGGTTTTCTCCACAAGGAAAAGAGATCTTAGCAAATGAAGATCCAAATGATCTTCTTAGCTTCCTTGGGGTAAACGATGAGTGATGTTGTAGAAATCCTTGAAAAGCTGGTCTTCGAGGTTCAAAAATATCTAAGCTCACAAGATATAACACCGGAACTGCAGATAGCAATATGCTTAGAAATGTGCATAGATATGCTGAGCGTTCACACTTCCTTCATGGAGGACAGAGAAGCTAAGGAATTTGTTAAAAGGACTATGGTCAAGATCTACAGAGACAGCCGTCTAATAAAAGATGTGAAACAGTGAAAAAATACTTAAGCAACATGAACCATGAAGAGGTGTGGGGTCGGCAGCAGGTAATGGTCTTAAGTGCCTTAAGATATTGTCTCACTCGCAGAAACTATATAGTCTCTGACTGCGCACAATGGATAATAAAATATTGGTGGACATTTGAAATAAGTACGAGGTTAAAAATTCTTAATGAACTTAAAGATGTTGTTGATGATGATGAACTTATGGATCCCATTTCCAAAGATATTTGGATTGATCTAATTGCCTTCATAGAAAGAAGACCATCGAATATGATGAGCGAACCAGAGTCCCCTCATGAAATAATATAGGAGTTAACATGCCTCTCAAGAAAGGTAAATCGAAGTCTACAGTCAGCTATAACATCAAGAAGCTTAAGTCCGAAGGTTATCCAAAACCTCAGCAAATAGCAATAAGCCTGCAAAAAGCCGGAAAGTCAAATAAGAAAAAGAAATAGGTAGAGACATGCAAGAAGGAATTATCTTTGTCTTTGTTATTCTCTTTATAATACTAGCTTTTGGATATGGCAAAAATTAGCTAGCTAAAATTCCGTAAAGGGTTGCTGTTCCGCTATTTATAGTCCCAGTGGATGGGATTATTCTAAAAGCGTTGTAGATATCAGCTGTGAAAATAGATGCGTCTATAGATTCTGTAAATATTGCCATTCCTTGAACGATCGTTATGTTTGCCTTGTTCAGGTTGTAGATGTTAACGAATCCATTAGATCCTGGAGCATTGTCTAGCAATATTCTTGAAGTATTGACTTGAGCGGCTCCCCCAAAACGATAGTAATATACGTTTGTAGTAACCCAAGTAGACCCTCCATCTGCTGAAACTTGAAACCAAGTGTCGGCTGCTCCAGAAGAATTTGATGTTGCATAAAACAAAACCAACGCAACGTAATCGGTTGTAATTCCTGAGTCGAAAACATAAGATGCGGCAGCTCCTGTAATGGTTTCAATCAGAACCCATCCAGCTGACGCAAATCCCGATCCATCAATTGTAAGAGTATCTCCAGAAGCAGATGTTACTATGCCCCCAGTTCCAACCACATCCAAGTTATTTGCAGCGGGTGTTGCAGTGCCAGAATCTGCGGTAAATTGAAGAGGAACTGTCGCGTCTGCGTTGATAGTAAGGGTAGATCCAGCACCAGTCGTTGAGACACCGGTGCCACCTAAAACGTTTAAGTTGTTGGCAGCTGGCGTTGCAGATCCAGCGTCTGCTGTATAGGTTGTTGCAAGAGTTGCCGCTACTGAAATAGTTGGATTTCCAGAAACTCCATTGCCATCTGCAACAGAAACTCCAGCTCCAGCTGTGATTGTTCGTCCGTTGTAGGTTCCAGTCCCGTTATAGGCTATGATCCCTGTTTTGTCAGCATTGATTGCGTTCGACATTTAAAACTCCTACACCAATTAAATTTAGACGATTGTGAAACCAGCGCCTTGGCTAGATATTACTGTAAAATCTGTATTAGCTGTGGTACATACAAGCTCAAGTGCATCCCATCTGTTTAGTGATGTAACGGAGCCAGCAACCCCAGTTGTTGTATTAGATGATCCAAAATGAATCGTTTGTCCAATGGCTTGAACAATAACAAAACCACCAGCTCCCTTTCGGACTATTCTTACAATGTCTCCAAGGACTGCGGAAGTTGGAAGTGCTAAGTTTATAGATCCAGCTGCGTTTGTAACATATCCATTCTGCGCCAGCATATTCGTATTGATCGCTACTTCTTGCCAGAATAAACCACTTGCGCCCACAAGCTGAACAAAGCCATCATTATCAACAGTAAAGTCGCTACTATCGAAGGAGCAGATTCCGGCATCGTTTTTGTCTCCAGGGGCTGATGCAATTTCTGTTGAAACTTGAATACTGAAATTTTCTTGTGAGGTGTCTACGCCATCTTGAGATATCCAAAGTGGACTCGCAAATGTCGCATTGTTAACTGCTACGCCAATAAGTTCTACATCGCCCGATCCATCTGGAGACGTTGGGACTCCATCGTTTCCTGTGAATGTTAAGGCTGGCGGAGTAACACCCCCAACCAAAGCAACAAATCCATTAGCATCAACAGTGAATTGACCATCATTAAAAGAACAAATACCAGCATCATTCTTGTCTCCAGGAGCCGCAGCAATCTCAGTTGCAACTTGAATACTCCAGTTCTCTTGGTTTGTGTCAACAGAGTCTTGAGATATCCAAAGAGGCTTAGAGAAGGTGGCGTTGTTGACTGCCACACCAATTAGCTCAATGTCACCACCAGCATCTGGAGATGTGGTTACTCCGTCATCACCAGTGACTGTTGTGAGAGCCCCATTAGCTAAAACCCAACCTGTATTTCCAGTACCTGTATCTTTTCGGTACCAGTCCCCACCAGTCCTGTCAAAGGCAATAGATCCAACGTTTGCAGCAGCCACCCCTTCTGGACTTCCAGCAATGTTGATTTGAGATATGGAATCTGTCTTTTGCATGATTCCGATAGCTTGCTGAGTAGAATCTTCAAGCCTTACACCAATTGGATAAACAACACTATTGTCAAAACCAGCCATTTATACCACCACGTAAGTTCCTACAGCATTGTAGTTTATTGTTTGTCCAGCAACGCCTGTTGCTCGAAGAATAGCATTATTTCCAGAAGCAATCATAGTCATTGAAGCAAGGAGTAAAGAAGCGTCTTCATCATGATCAACAAATGGCCCAGGAGTATCGATGAGTGTTGCGGCTGCTCCATTTGTTCTAAATGTTGCAAAAACTGAGTATCCAACACCATCTCCAGTTCCAGTATCTCGTCCAACAACATCGAATTGGAATCTATAAACTGCAGCAGATCCACCAAGAGAAAAAGTAACAATATCTCCAGTCACAGCGCCAACAACGGTAGCTGTTCCAGTAATCCTGTTGGAAAGAACTATTTCTGTAACGTTAGAAAGATTTGGGTTTGCGTTTGTGAATATCCCGTTTGCATTATTAGCAATTGAGTCAACGCCTGTGACAATCATCACAGACAATACTGATGTTGTTGTTCCAACATCTAGGCCGAAAGTGATGTCTGTTCCAGGTGGTGGTGGTGGGCCTCCGCCGCTTGAAAGGGGTCCTGCTTGACTCATTAGATTAGCTCCTTAATTTCTTCGACCGTAACACCCGCTACACTAGCTAACTTTTCAAGAGTTCTTAAAACACGCTCTTCTTTAAGACTTCTTTGCTCTGCTTGAGCAGCGTCTTTTTCAGCTCCTCTTTTCCAGCTCTCTTGTATTTGAGCTTCTTCTTCAGGAGTCAACTCTACCCTTATTCCATTCACAATCTTATGCATGCTTAAGCCGCTGTTATACCGTAAAGTTTAAATGTACCAGCTGAAATGTTTCCAGACGACATTAAAAACTGAATAGCGTCTACGTCTGCCGCTGTCAGTCTAACCCCAGCACCTTCCAATGTGAATCGGGCCGGAGTTGGGTTGGTTACTTGGCCCGCCACAGTAATCTGACAATAAGCTGCAGCGCTTGGGTTATAAATCGTTATTTCCCAGCAGCTGACTTCATTAGATGCGTTGCCAAGAGAGTTGGAAAATTGCATTTCACTATCTGCGTTGTCTCCGGTATCTGCTTGCGTTGGAGACGTAGCCATCTCAGAGGTTTGAACAACCCATGCATAGTCCGATGCTCCTGAATCATAAGACGATCCATTGTTAGTAGATGTTCTCATGTAAAAGTTTGTTGCATCAGTGATTGGAGCTAAATTTGAAATAAATACCTTGTAAGCTGAATAAGTAGATGTTAGGCCTGTGAATGTAATAGCTGCACTGTTAGATGCTGTGGCTGTTTGTAAAAAAACCCAGCTTCCACTGCTTGGAGCAGCTTGAAAAGTTGGAAGTGCTCCAGCTCCATTAGAGGTTAAAAGTTGACCAGAACTACCAACACCAGCAATTGATTGCTGCGCTGCTGTAGAGGTTGTTCCTCCACAAATTACAGCATATGCAGTTGAGGACTGCCTTCCTGTTCCTCCATCTGAAACTACTATTGGACTTGGTAAATTATAAGCCATAAATCACGAGGGTACCATACCATAAAGTTTAAATATTCCAGTTCCTATAGTGTCAGGAAACCCTACTGTCTCGAATGAAAACTGAATAGCATCTACATCTGCAGCCGTTAACCTAACACCAGATCCTTCAATCATAAATCTGGTTCCTGCACTATTCGTTATCTGACCTCGGTAATTCATTTGACAATAAGCGGCAACGCTTGGATTGAAAATTGTAATCTCGTAAGAATCAAACTCATTGGCTGCGTTTCCAAGAGTACCAAAAGCTAGAGAAATAGCATTTGCGCCTGCAGATCCGCCGTCAGTTTGCGCAGGAGCTGTAGCCATATCTGATATTTCAGCTACCCAAGCATAGTCGGATGCCCCATTATCAAATGAAGACCCACCATTTGATGAAGTTCTTAAAATAAACTGAAATCCTTCAGTAGTTGGCGTCATTCCAGTTATGAAAACCTTAAATGCGTAATATGAAGAGCTTAATGAAAACTCTACACTAGCACTGTTATTGGCTGTCGCAGTGTTTAAGAAAACAAAATCTCCACCAGTTAATGTCTGAAAAGTTGGAAGTGCTCCAGCTCCGTTTGAGGTAAGAATTTGTCCAGATGTACCAACACTAGCAATCGATTGAACTGGTGCAGTTGATGTTGTTCCTCCACAAAGAACAGCATATGCAGTATTTGACTGAACCCCTGTTCCGCCAGTTGAAACAATCTTAGGAACTGGAACTTTATAGGCCATTAGAACACCAAGAAGTTAGTACCATTCCAAAGAACGCTTAAGGAACCGTAGTTTGTGTTTATACTATATGAAGCAGCTCCATCAATTAGTTCTGCTCCATCCGTATCAATCGTAATAGCGTTTGAAGAACCAGCCGTTCCGGCCTCATCCTTAAAAATGAATGTCTGATTAGTTGTATACAGAGTGCCGTCTAGAGTCAGCGTTCTTGCCGCAGAATTATCTGTTACACCAACCCAATAATCTGTCGCTATGATGTCAGTGCTGACAGCTGTTGTTCTTCTGGTAAATACATTCGTACCACTTATAGTTACTGTTGAACCAGAACCACTTGTGGTTATTCCACCGGAACCATTAATCGTTAGAACATTTAATGCAGGAGTGGCTGTTCCCGACTGCGTCGCAAAGGAGGTTGGAATTGTTGGGACTTCTACTACGTCAAAAGTCACCGTGACTACAGCGCCTGCCCCGCTTGTATCTATTCCTGTGCCACCAAGAATAGAAAGAGCATTTAGAGCTGGGATAGCGGTTCCAGAATCTGTTGGAAAGGAAGTTGGAATATCTGGGTTTTCGCTTCCATCATAGGTGATTGTAACTGTATCACCAGATGCAGAAGTGTCTATACCAACACCACCAACAAAGTTTATATTATTAATTGCCGGAGTTGCAATTCCGGAATCTGTTGTAAAAGTAGAAGCCAATTCTTCATCAGCATTGAAAACAACAGTATTTCCAGCGGCAACTGTATTGATAAGCTGTCCGCCAAGGAGATTAACAACTCCCCCTGCTGGAACTGCACTTCCTGAGTCGGCATCAAATTGTGTTACAGGACCTCCGCCACCACCACCGGTAACGGAAATGATTCCAGCTTGTGACATTAAGTCGTTACTCTATACTGAGTTGCAAAATATATTAACCCAGTTCCAGCAGATCCTTTTACATAGATTTGTGTACCAGCTGGCAGGTCTCCAAGCTCATCATACAAAAAGAATGATCCAGCAGGAGCAACATCCACATCATTCACACCATCAATAGACACTGTCACTAAAACAGTTGAGTTATTGACAAGCTTGCATATGAATGCAGGATTCTCTAATGGAGTCCCAACAGCATCATAGCCACCCGTTAGAGTGGCTGAGTTGATGCTTCTAAGGGTTTCCCAACGAAGACGATTTGATATCGAAGGCATTACGAATCCTTAAGGTTAGTTTTGTCTTACGATGAACCAGTTAACAATCGAGCTATCCCCTGCAACTGGAGTTACAGCATCAGCGTCTGTTAAGGCAGTGATAACAAAGCTAGTCGATGCTGTGAGCGCTGTGACAGTCAAGTTTCCAAGAGCTGTCGATCCGTTGATAAGCTGTCTTGTGAGGAAGATTCTATCAGTTGTTGCAATGTTTGTATTAGCAACTGTGACTGTTCCACCAGAGAGTGTTGATTGACCGATGAAGTCAGTTACAGCTCCTCCGTTCATCTGAAGTTGAGTCGCGACAGATGTAAGGACTAGGTTAGATGAAACAGATACGTTACCAGTTCCAGCAAGAAGATCGATACCGCCAGCTGCGTTTGACGCGTTAAGGACGATAGCGTCTCCGACAGCTTCTCCTGCTGTGATATTTACAGATCCCGCAGTACAAACAATGTCGACATCCTCACCGGCAGCACCGGCCGCTGTGATATCAATTCCCCCGGCAGACGCGCTCAAAACCATAGCATCAGCTGCGTTTTGAGAAGTTGCAATATTGATTTGCAAAGCTGCATCGGCATCGATACCACCAGCTGCCGAAAGAAGAGTTATAGCGTTAGCGGCAGCTTCTTCTGCGTTAACAATAACTCGACCAGCCGAAGATACGAGACTAAGATCAATACCGGCGCCACTTACTGAAACGTTAGAAGCAGCAGCTGCATCGATAGAAACGGCGCCTGTCGTATCTGCAATAATACCAGCTGTTCCAGCATCGATGTCGATACCACCACCAGCGTTAGACGCAGTGATGTTGATGGCGTCTGCAGAAGCTAATCCAGAAGTTACAGTTACACCACCAACGTCTGATCCAATGTTGATAGAGGCAACACCAGTACCTTGGTCGGCATGAAGCCTAAGAGTCTCAGAAGTTCCTCCGTTAGTGCGGATATAAATGGCTTCAGCCGCGTTTTCAGTGGCTGTAACATTAACGGAACCACCAGTATTTACAATGTCGATGTCTTCGGCTGCAGCGCCAGTTGCTAGGATATCGATACCACCAGCAGACGATGTAAGAACCATTGCATCTGCAGCGTTTTGAGTGGTTGTGATTGTGATTTGTCCAGCACCTGCGACTTGAACACCACCCGCAGAAGCAGTAACAACAACTGCATCAGCAACAGCTTCTCCGGCTGTTAGGTTGATAGACCCGTTAGTATTAACGATATCTACGTCTTCAGCAGCACCACCAGCTGCTGTAATATCGATACCACCAGCAGAGGCGCTAAGAACGATCGCTGTTGCTACGTTTTCAGTAGATGTGATGTTAACTGAAGATCCAGTTGCGATGATGTCAATGTCCTCACCAGCGGCGGCTCCTGCTGCTAGGATGTCAATTCCCCCTGCAGACGAAGTGATTACGATTGAGTCAGCAGCACTTTGCGAAGTTGCGATATTGATTTGTAGGGCGGCATCAACATCGATACCACCAGCAGCTGACACCAGTGTAATCGCATTAGCAGCAGCTTCCTCGCCATTAACGATTACTCGGCCAGCATCAGATGATAGTGTTAGATCAACTCCAGCTCCTGTGACATCAAAGAGTGATGCAGTGTCAGAAGTCATTGAAATTGCGCCGGTAGATGTGAAGGTAACAGTTCCTGTAGCTGATAGATTAACGAAAGACCCATCTCCACCACCACCTGCAATTGCTTGAGCAACTTTAAGAGGTGTCATGATGTCGGTGTCGTTTGTTCCAGTTGTCGCTTCTGCTGTTGTTGCTAGTTGAGCGATACCTTTTGTAACTTCTGTAGCATCTGGAGCTCCAGCGATTGCAACTAATGCAACCTTTGCAGGAGTCATAATTGTTGTGTCGTCTGTTCCAGTTGTTGCCTCCGCAGCAGTGGCAAGTCTTGCAATACCAGCTACAGTTTCAGTTGCTTGTACGTTTCCTCCGGAATCCCAATCTGATCCATTGAAGAAGTAAAGAGTATTTGGATCAGTTGATTGGTCGATGTAAGCCTGTCCTGGCTGACCTTGAACCCCAGGAGCTGGAGCTCCCCTTCCTAAAATTGCACTTGGAACCGCTCCGACTAAACCACCTGGTGCATAAACTAATGCCATATAAACTCCTGTTTTAAAATTCATTATGTGTTGAAACAACCCTTAAGTCAATTTTATTTTATTTATTAATCTGTATTGACACTCAGCGACACCTTGTGACATGATGAGATCATGGATCAAGAGCTGCTATCTGTTAAAGATTTTGCTCTATTTGCAGGACTGCATTACAACACCGTTAGAAGAGCCATATTAAGCGGAAGGATTCAAGCAACAAATTATGGCCAAGGAAAAAGAAAGTTTTACAGAATCCACAAGAGTGAATTTCAAAGACTTGCCTTATTTGACATTAGACAAATTATGAAGAAAGGAGAAGAAAAGTGACCATGAAAAGCTTCAGGAAAGGAGAGATGATCCGAGTTCCTGAAATGACACTATGCCCAGTCGAAAAGAAAGTTTGCATGACAGACGACCCCTATGAAGTAGTTGAGATCATCAATTTTGACAACTCAGAGTTCCTAAAGTGTTTTCTTTATGGATTCAATACGAGCCAAGACATTGGAAAGTTTGCTGTTTATCACGACGGAAGGATCAAAAGAGTTTAATGTATCATCAAATGTCTAAAGAAGAGATGGATAAGTTTCTAACCGAAATGGGTAGAATGATCACTCTGAAGTGTTTAGACATTGCTCATCCCGGCGATATGTTTGCCGTTCACTATGAAATATGTGTGCTTCAAATAGCCCAAGTCTTCGCCTTTATGGATAAGATTGGGCTTTCTGGAGAGGCAAGGCAGGAAGTTCTAGAAGAAATGGTTACTCTAGCCTTAATCACACTAGACAATGTGAAAAAAAATACTACCTTTTTTCAGTCTTCTCAGGAGGACTAAAATCAGCTTCAAATCCTGTTTTGTCCTTAAGAAGCTTTTCAGAGGCTTCCTCGATCATGTTATCTGGCCCAAGGAAGACCTGAGACAAAAATCCAAGAACAATCACAGATCCAAACAAACCAATCATTACAACTGTTGAAGTCATACCCCTCCTGAAACAAGAAACATATAATGAAAAAACACAAAAGTAACCAGGCTCAAGAGAGTATAAAGAAGACCCTCTTGAACCACATCTAGCTGTTCCTGAAGAACGAGTGGCTGCTTTTTTCTTCTACGCCAAATCTTTATAGCATATATAAAAAAAAAGATAATAGGTAACAGGAAACATATTTCCTTAAGTGGCAGATAACTAAACACTTGTCCCATTTTGAAACACCTCAAAAAATAGGTTATTTAGGTCGTTTTGCTGTATCTTTTTATACCTCATGATTCCGGCATCTTGAAAAGCGCCAAGTATGACAAAATTGCTTTTTTCAAGTTTTTTACGAACTTTTGACCACTTATCGACAGAGCAAGTATAACTTTTGAAAAACCATCTCTCATTTGTTCTCCCTTCCAGGATTCCTACGTTTTGTTGGAATTCTGGCAAAATAGCTTCTGGAATACTAGAGCTTTGGACACGTTCAAGTTTCATCTCCACTTGTGTCTCCTGGTTGATGAATCATCTTAAAGGCGCTTGTTACCTTTTGATAGGTGAATATGACATTGTCTTCCCCATCTTTTGGTTCTTCGGTAGACAAGATCTTATAACCGTTTCTCTCCATGTCTAGTCGGTAGGAGAGAAAATGCTCTCTTGGACAAACTCCAGTTCTAATTCCATTCATGATCATCCTTTTGAGAAGATTATGTTGATTCCTTTTCCATTCACTACAATTTCTTCGATTCTCATTTTACCATCTTCGTCCTTTTCTGTTTTTTGATCTGGATCAACCACGTCGTATTAGGGATGGATTATTTTGATCATGCTATTATATGACTTGGCAACGAAGTTGCAAAGGAGGCCTTATGGACCAAACCAGCATAGTCATAAACATTTACATTACATCTGATAATGGTATTCCATCATCTGTTCCAATTGCACTTCCCCCAAACTCAAATGAACAAATTGTGACAATCACAACAGTGCTCGCTCAAGAAGCTTTAAATAAGTTTCAGAAGGGTGAGAGATTTGTGATCACCAATACAGCAAAGGTGTCTAAGAAGATTCTGAAAAAGATTTTCACAGAAGCTATCCCAGGACTTACAGTAAAAGTCCTAAAGATAGGCTCTGTGATTCTTATGTCTGTTATCTAGTCGTTTTGTGAATGCATAAGCTTAAGCTTTGCAGCCTCGTTTGCTTTCATATAGGTGATGCTAGCGCTATTTTTCCCGTAAAATGGATCAAGAACGGTATAGCCATTAGCTTTTAAGTCAGCAACCTTGGCTGCTACATCTTCTGGGGCAACGCTCACGCTATGAAGTCTTGGGATCATAAATTCTCCTTGTTATTATTTAATTTTAAGCGAATAAGGTGGGCGTAAAGTTCCACCTCTTCAACCGTGAAAGAAAAACTGATACGATTTCCTTTCACTCTGATATTTCCAACTGTTCCTCCGGCCTCATTCAAGATGGAATCGTAATACGATCCGAATTCTTTAGTCGAAACTTCGTAATGGAATACAGTTTTTATGGACATATTCAGTTAACCATCACCCTCTGTTTCTTATCTGTGGATATCACCTTTCCCCAAGGATAGACATGGGTAAACTTCTTAACATCCTTAATATTAGTCGTGGTGTAGTGGATTAGCTCATCTTGTATATAAATAAGCTGAAGACCAGCATCTTTTCCACTGACAAGAGTTCCAATGTCTCCATTGCTGTACCAAGCGACATGCCAAGTCTCTCCTTCTGAGTCCACAAGATATTGAATATCATAAGAGTAAAACTCATCAGAGGCTAAAAGGTAGGTCCAATTTAAGACCATGGCAATTATTAAGTATTTGCTTAAGTTTTTGACCATATCCATCCTTTATTTAAAGATTTTCCTTTCTAAGCATATCGATTCTTCTGCAAGCCGGAAGATGAGCATTTCCTCTAGCAACGGGCTGCCTAGTACTCCAATAAGTAAAGTTTACAAAACTTTCACCTTTATCGTTTTGGAAAATCGAATCAAGAGCTACTCCATAGCCATTTGATTGCAAACGGTTAACTTTTTCTTGAAATGCCTCTACGCTACAATGACTAAAAAATATTTCATTATTAAAATCAGTTTTCACAATAACTCCTATAGATTTGCGTGTGATAAATTCTCCCTATATTTGTGTCTAAAAGAAGTTTGTGCAACCTTATCAAGTTTAATGTACGTGATGGTTGTTTGACCATCAACCGTCCAAGATCCCGTAACTGAACATCCGGCTCTTCCAAGTCGGTGACGGATCTTTGTTTCTTCATGAGGAAAGCAAGTTAAACTTTTGATCATAAACACCTTAAATTTTAGGGATGCAAAGAGATTAGCACAGAACTGGATTTATGGGAACTAAAAAGACTCCCATCAAAATTCCCAGATTTTCCAACTATTCGGAAATTCCTAAGAGTTCATTTCGCATATCAAAAACGTATAGTTAAGAGGGTTTCTGGAGAGGATGAATATCTTTTTTCCATTGATATCTTGTAGATAAGGCCGTCATCTACCCAAACAAGCCCATTACAAACATCAAACATCTTGTACATGTTGTCTAGATCTGGTTTTTTTTGATGAGGAGCCATTTGTAGGCCTACAAGATTCTTCTTAGGCGTACTTTTTGGGATTGGCATTTTGAAAACAATGTCTAGCCAAATTGACTTCTTTATGAGCTCAAATCCTTTAGGAAGTTGAGACTGAATAGAGTGTTTATAGAATGCTTTTTCTTGTTTTTGGCTATCGTAAGTGCCAAATTTAGAATATCTAGGCCTAAGCTTAGATATTGGGTTGCCTGGTATGACAAGTCTTAAGCTCGCGATAGCCATTCTAAAACTACAAATCCAGATGTTATAACTGGTGCACCACCACCTGCTGTGATAACTATCTCATCAGAGTCTACGACTATTTGAATTTGATCTGTCGCAGCCGAAGCATCCACATAAGGCAAAGGATACCAATTAGGAGTTGCAAATCCGGTTCCATAAATTCTTGTAAATCCAACCATCTTTGAAAAATCAAGTCCATGGGGATAGCTTCCGGGACCAGTAATTGGATAAAGCTGACGCTGCGTTTGTTGTTTCCGACTTGTGATGAACCAAGATTCGCCGGTGACTGATGATCTGTTTACTGAAAAAATTCCAATCGTTCTGTCGTTGATTGCATTTGCTAAATCAACATAGGTTCTGTCTACTTCTTGAGAAAGATCTTCAGATTCAGTCGGGAAAGACCTACTGACTCTAAGAAATGGAGTGTTTTGAGCAAATGTTGAACTCATGAGAGAAGCATTGATTGGTTAATGTCTAAAATGATTCCTAAAATCTCAATTTCTGATGTCTGAATTTCAGCAGATATAAGTGTTGCGGTTCCACCATCTGTATATGCAGAAAATCCACTAGAGTCTAGATCTATTGTGATGGAAGTAGGAGTGCTACTGATTACCAGATAAACGCCGCTGTTGGGCACGCCTGGAACTGTATTAATTTGAACCATTCCCTCTACATTTTCGATGAGAACAAGCTCATCTGGATCAATCGTGTTGTTAACTGTAATCACGCAAGGGTTCGCTTGTGATATCGCCGTGATAGTGAAAGGATCACCATTTTCTGTGTAAGTTCTCATCTGGTCATCAGAGAGTGAGAATCCAACTTGGACCACGTCGCCAATCAGTGACGTATTGAATCTATGCCAGATCTCGTCTTGATCAATTGCTGTCACTTGCTGAAGATTGATATTTGCAGGAGTTAGTCCAAGATTTGTGCTCTCTGGACAAGTGTAGAGTATGTCTTTGTAAATCAGTGAATCGTTAACAGATGATAAATCTGGAATAATTGGACCCCCGTTATAGGCAGAGTCTGCATTCGTGCTTAGGAAAATTAGAAGCTGAATTTGTCCAATATTTGTAGCAGATAGCAAGTACATTTGGGCCCCGAGTCTCACCTTTCTCATGTCATTCCAAACAGGAAACTGTTTGGTTTGAATGTAGGGTCTGTATAGCCGCACAATCGTTCCATTTCCAAGGTATGTTCCACCAGTGATCGGAGGAGATAAATCAAATGTGTCAGCTGTGACATTTGTGACTTGGAAGATCTTTCCATTGACTTGTGAAGACACTGTTCCTAAAACACTTTGGATTATGATGAAATCTTGTTCGTTTAGGCAATGCGCAGGCGATGTGATCGTGTTTGTAGATATGTCTTCAATGAAAAGTGATGGAGACTCGTCTAATCCTTCGTCTTTAAAAACTATGAATCCTTGCTGATTCCCGGCAATTAAATCAGGCTGAAGAACTGTCGTTTCTCCAGAGTTCCAAGGATCAGTCCACTCTGTCCAACTATCGTAGGGAAGGGTTTCCCAAGTGAGCCCGGTCTGTCTAAAGAATTGTCCATAGTGAGTATAGGACTCATAGAATAGAGCCCATGTTCTATCTCTATAGTTGTAATAGAGGGATGCAGTGTTGAAAAGATGAGTTGGGTCTTCTGCATCGTCCACATTATTGATTGGATAAGAGAAGTAGATCCACTCATTCATGAAGTCTCTTTGAGCCGTAATTCTCTCTGGTCCATTATCCCTTAAATTCATCTGGAAGACAGCATCTGGAATATCCAAATCAAATCTGTCGACACTTGTTTGGATAGCTTGGACAAGACCTCTTTCTCCACGAGTAAGCGTAGACTCTCCAAGATTAACTGTTCCAAATGGACCTGAGCTTCCAAGCTCTGAATCAATCTTATAAATCTGAAAAGGAAGAAGATCATTACTTGTGTAAACGAGTCTAGAATAGGACTTGGAGTTTCCAAGAAGAACAGCATCTTCATTCTTGGTGGCTGCATTGATCGGCTGATTAGCCCCCGTTTGAACATAGCCCCCAAATCCGGCCGTATCTTCAAAGTAGGATGCCGGTATTGCTGTCTCGTTAATTGGCGTCAAAATAGGATCGAAAAGCACATTTGGAAGCTCTGGATCATCACCAGTAAATGATGCTGTGTAGTATGGAGTTCCGTTTTCTGAGTAGATGACTGTGTCTCTTAAGTAGATTTGAGAGTTATCCCCGGAGGTTTGAACAACTGGTCCTATGAAAAGAAGTCTATCTTTGTAGTTTAAGATGATCTTAGCGCCGCATAGGTAGTAAGTGGCTACTGGAAGCTCTGAAACACTGAAGTTACTTTTAGACAGTGGAGGGCAAAAGTTAACCCACCCTTGGTTTCCAGTTCTTGGGTTTCCGTCATACCATCTTAGGCAGTCTTTTGAGGGTGATGCTGTGTTTGTGAGGTACTGGGCTATTCCACCAGATGAATATGCACCACCGAGCGTTGCGCTCGGGAATGTCACCGTAACTGTGTTGGCGTTTACAACAGTTGTGACATATCCAGTTTGAAAGTTGATTCCAGTTGCACCAACGACTTCATTTATGAAGACAAAATCACCAACTTCCAGTCCATGGTTTGTGATAGTGATATCGGCCGTTGCTGGGGGTCCAGCTACGATATTGATTATATTTTCAATCAGCCTAAACTGCATTCCAATGTTTGTGATAGAAAAAGGTACTGTCACTCCATTAGTTACCCAGACAGCACCCTGGTAATTGTCGGACCAAAACTGCTGATAATCTTGTCCGTTCCAGGTGAATTCTGTATCGGCTGCCTTCTGAATGTAATTTGTATACTCACCGCTTGCTGGATTCTTGTAAAAATTGGTGTTTGTTATTGTGTTTGTTCCAGCGTTTGCAACGTTGTAGCTGTACGTTGTGTCAAAAGCGATCAATCTTGTGATTTCTTCACTAATTTCGTCGTCTTCAAGTCCCATAACCGGAAGATTTGGAAAGTAAGCCATGTCAATATCTACAGGCTCAGACCCAAACGCCCCAACGCTTAAGTTTAGCGTCACTGCACCAGTCTGATAGTTGATAGTGCTAGTGGCTGTATTTAGAGTTGCGGTTCCGGCAGTCTGAGTCCATCCTCCAGATCCATCATCTTGAACTGTGAGAAGGGCTCCTATTGTGATTTCAACGTTTCCAGGCTGAAGACTCGAGTCGGTTTCTAAAGATAAAAGAGACTTAATGTTGAAAGAGTATGTAGATCCGCCAGCTGGAGCAGTGTCAATTGCCTCTTGTAAAATCAAACGTCTTAAGCGACCTAAAAACTCCGTTCCGCGCTTTCTTTTGATCCTTCCTCTCCACTGGTAAGCATTGACGAGGGTTGGAAAAGATGTGTTATCAATTGCAAAGGCTGGAAGGTCATTCTTAAGACCTTTAGAAAATGGACCTATGACTAGTTTTTGTCCCATGACACCTTAAGCTTGAATTACCAATACTGAAACTGTTCTTCCGGCCGTATTTAAGTTTGTAGATTGAAGAAATATGGAGTCTCCAGCGTAAGACCAGGAAATGGAATCTCCTCCATTGGAGGAATTTATGAAAACGAGGGGTGTAACGGTGTTTGCTATAGCGCCTGGAGTGAGTGCAATTTCTACAGACTGAGTCGTCGGCTTGGTCAAAGAATCTACGTTACTGTAGTTGTTTCTGGTGATTGCAACTGGAGACCCAACAACTGTGTCAAAATTCACAAAAGCCCGAATGGCTGATCCTAAAAATATACCATCAGAATTTCGATATTTAAGATTAGATACTGTGGCTGAAGCCATTCCATTTTCAGTATATAAAGTAGAGGCTGGATTAACTTGAGCTCCCGGAACATTTTGAGAAGGCATTGTTACTTGCTTATGCCATCCATCACGACTTCCTGAACTTTCAAACGTGTAATGATCAACATCTATAATTGAATTGATAGAGTTGGTGTTGACTTTCATCCTAGGTTGATCGCGAGATGGTGCGTTTGGAGCATTTGGATTGTCTAAATTATAGTCAAAAGTCGGCATTAAAGGTTTCCTCCATATCCGGCAAAGAATCCTCTATTGCTATAGGGAGGACCTGAGCTGTAAATTGTTTGCGTTCTTGTCGCTGTGAACTGCCTTTGACTTCTTTTCCAAACTAAATTCTCTTGTTCTCTAAAGAGAGGTTCATATCTGTCAAATTGGTCCCAGTCTCCTGTATCTGAAAGGATTTTTCTAGCAGCCCCTCTTGCCAAGTATTCTGCCATATAACCAAATGGAAGAGATTCTGCAGAGGAAAGGAAAGCGGCTGGTGTTAGATAGGCATCTAGTTCGACCATGTAGGCTCTGTCTGGGGGAGATCTAAATGTCAAAGTATTGTTGTAGAAAAGAACAGATCTTGGAAGACCAGCTTGAAACCATTGGCACTGCACATTTATAGGCATCCCATCTGGAATAGCAACTGGAAATGTAACATAGATTTCACCAGTTAGGTAATTAACAATATTGGAGGTTTGGCTATATCCACCACCGAGCACTTGGTTTCCAGTTGGCGCATTTCCTGGTTCAATGAGCATACCGCAGTTAACGTTTGTACTTAGGAATTGTCCACTATCTGATATCACAACCGGGCTACCGACTGCATCTATGGACGTTATATAAACTGCTGCGTGAGTACTTGTAACTGGAACGTTAACATTTGGTGCATTTCCAATGATTGGATCAGCATTCGATCCAGTCGCTATGATACCAGAGATATCTACATGCCCACGGATTAGTCCATTAACTGGAGGCTCGCTATTTGCGGTGTTAGAAAGAATTGGAACTTGAAGGGAATAGGGACCAATTGTTCCATCACCTTGCACAACGGAATCGAAGTTTTGTACAACGTTTGGATAGTAGCTAAAGAACTCTTCTCGGCGTGTTCCAAATGAAATTGGCACCCCTTTAACCATTGTGAATCCAGTGAATCCCTGATAGACCGGAAAAGGCGCTATAGATTGATTTCCTGGTTGAATTTGGGTGTCGTAGAGTGGGATGTTGTATCTATCGACACCGGGAGTCGTTTGAAACTGATATTTTGTCTTAAGATCAAAAAGCTGCATCCTGGCATCAACATCCATGAGCCAGAATCTATTCACATAATCGATCAGGAGATCATCTGTTATCGAGGCATTGCTTGGTGCCTTGATAAGACGTCTCACATAAGTCAATACATCACTTAAGAGGTTCATTAGAAGCTACTTCCCATAAACATGGATTTCTTTTGAGAAACTGGATGAGCATCAAGTCTTTGAACTGTGTTTTTAACAGCCATCGACCCATGATACTGCATTTCAGCTCCACTCATGCTACTTTGATTGTAAACTCTATCTTCCATTTTGAAGATGTGGTACTGAGCACCTTTAATTTGCTCTGCAAGGTATCTTGGGCCCCAGACAGGCTTATTTACAGGAACCATCCAAAGTTCGGCTGGAACGCCAGGAAAAGGCTTTGTCCACAGTTCGATCGTTTCGCCGATAATTTCCTTGTTCTCAGCGATGAAGTTTACGTATTCTTTCTTAAACTCATAGTCTTTTCTAAACTTCTCATTGAAAGCCTCTTTGGAAGCCCCCATTGTCTTTTTAGGTTTGAGATATTCTTTGGGATATTCTTGTTTTTCTTTTGTAGACATTTTTGTCTGTTCTTCAGTTTGAAGAAGAGGAGCATCTTTTACACTTGCTTGCAAGGTTTCTAGATTTTCCTTGAATGAATTAAACTCACCCTCGAGTCTTGTTAGTTCTTTTTCCGCTTCTGATGACTTAGCTTTTACCATTTTTTACTCCGGGGAAACGTTTATGAAACTACCATTAATATACAACTGCTGTGATGAATTATCCATATTTATTGCTCCACTGTTTACATCTCCAATTGCTAAAACGTAAGGAAGTGGATAGGTCGGAAAGAACTCTGCTTCGCCTCCAGATATGTAGGTTGTGAAGCTACTAGACGAGATATTTACAGTGAAGAAAGTTGGAAATGCTGTCACAACATTGGCAGTTCGTCCATTGATCTCTGTCATACCAGTCACATCAGAAAACTTCACAAGATCATTAATCCTGAATGAATTGTTAGCAGTGATTGAAGCATTTGCACCCTTAGATACTCCTGTGATTGTTGCAAGATAGGGCGATGGAATAAATGGTGTAAAAGATGTGGACTCAATCCTCACAATAAATTCATCAGAAGATGGTATCGAAACTACTATTCCCGTTTTTCCACTAAGCTCTGTTGTTCCATATCTTGCAGGAATTATGAATCTTACTTCCTGTCCTATGAAGAAATTGTGTGGAATAGAGGTTTCAAAGAGAGTCGTCAGGCCTCTAGTGATGCCGGAAATCTGGAAAAAGTTTGGATTATAGAAGTTAGCATGGATCGGAAGATTCTGAAAGGCAGGAAATGGGCTTGTTACAATCGTCGTCATAAAAATAAGGGAGGAGATTTTATCCTCCTCCCGTAGATTATCAAACTATTGTTTAGATAACCATATCAGCGAGCGTTGCTCTCCAGAAGATTGCATCACTTGAAGCTCCAGCAAGGGATGCTCCAACGACGAATCCTTGAGCGGTGTTGTTCACAAACGCTCCTTGGATAGCAGGTCCGTTGACTGTTCTTGCACCATTGACAATAGGAGCTGGATATAGAGAAGAAGTAGCCGTAATTGGCATTCCTCCTGTATTCACATCGCCTACAGCTACGATTTGAGGAAGTTGCATTCCAGAAATCGGGCTTGCCAATTGGTTAGAATTAAACGCTGTGTAAGCACTTGAATCAATATCAACAACAACAGTGTTAGCATCAGTCACAGATGTCACATATCCATAGATCGGTGATCCAGGAATTGTTTCATTTGGGAGTGAATTGAGTTGATATGTTCCCCATGCAGTTGGAATACGGAAAGCCACTTCTTGTCCAACAACAAAGTTGTGTGGAGCAGTTGTGTCAACTGTAGTCGCAGAACCCAAAGTAAGAGCAGTAATAATTGATCTTCCTGGGGCATAGAGGAACGGATTTAGTACCTTACGAACACTAGCTCCAGCTGGAGATCCACTCAAAGCAGTGTAATTGCTTTGGTTGGTGTTCCATGGAATAGAGAAAGTGTTAGCGTCTGAAACTGTGATAACGAACTCAATACCAGAAATCTGAGGCATACCAGTAGTTGATGATTGATAAAGACCATCAAATACAACGATATCTCCTGTGCTGTAACCGTGTCCTGTGACTGTTACAACTCCAGAAGCAGCCTTAGTGATTCCAACAACTTGCTGTGCTGCTCCGTACTGGAAAACAAGACCTTTATAGAAAGTCGAGAATCCACCTGTAGTCAATACGTTAGTTGTAAGAACTGGTGTTGCGTTAAACACATTGATTTGAGCTTGTCCTTGTCCCATAGCAGCTTGCCAGAAGGCATAAGGAACTTCCCCGTTAGTTGGGGTGTCTGCTGCTGTGTAGTTCCAAAGCTCAATGCAATCTGGTTGGAAGGGAAGATTAATAACTTCCGCTGCACCAGTTGATACGAAGCTCCCTTGAGCGAGTCTTGAATATTCAGCCATAATTACACTCCAATGCCGTTAAGGCGTGTGCAAAGAAGGTTTCTGATCGCTGTATCTTGGGTTAGAGCTTGCGCCTGTGCGAAGTTAACTGCAAGTGTGCAGTTTTGTCCGAGCATACCAGAGTACATGCGGTCGCGATAGAGAAGCTCCATGCTGTAACCGTCTTGATTGATGTGAGTTAGGGCTTGTTTTCCAAGAACTGCGTTGTAGTACACGTCGTTTCCATCGGCTGATGTACCGCGAGATACAGGAGCTTCTGAAGAAGTTAGAACACGTACGTTAAACGCTGAACCATATTCGCTAGGAAGGGCATTTGATGTCTGAGGATAGTTCCACTGTGACAAGAACCCGTTTCCAACTAGAGAGTCAAAGTCAGGCTGTAGCTCAGTGCTTGAAAGCATAAAATATGCTGAACGAACTGGGCCGGTTCCGAACTTATTCTCACCTTCAATTCCTGACATAAATTTGTAGGCATTGTTGGTATCTAGTGTGGCTGCAACTAAGCTAAAATCACTCATAGCTAGGTTGGTTGGGTTGTCTCCATTGCTTCCTCCACCAGCGTTAATAACGCTAGCTGCAGAAACGATATAGTCACGAAGAATTAGATCTTCAGCTTGGCGCATAGCAACTGCTAGTCTTTCTCCAACCCAAGCAAGTACTCCCTCTTGATCTTGTAGAACGACTTGGTAGTTGATGATACAGCCTGTTCCGAAGAACGCCATTTGTGCATCGATAATGTCTCTTTGTGGAACTTGAGCTGGGGGATCTATCCCTGAGTTTCCAAGTTGCACAGTTGGTGGAACAAGAGCTCTTGGTCGCATAAAGCGGCAAGTTGTTCCGCCGTTAGCAGGCATACTTACTTTGTCTGCAACGGTGATGTAGTTCATTGTCGGCGTTGGAACATATAGCATCGCCGGAGCTAAGCTCTGGAGAATCATAGGCCCTAAATTGCCGGTAGTAGTAATTGCCATCTTAAAATCCTATATGGTCAATTTCTTTTGATATGATGATCGGTTGATGAACCTAACTTACATCAGTTTTCGATCATATCTTGTGAAAGATGCGAACCTTTCTAACGCGATAGGCTAGTTACGCTAGCAAAACGAAAAGCACCTTTTTTAAGGGTGCTTTCAATTTATAACTTAAAGTCCTTTTTGTCAAAGAACAGAGATTAAAATCTCATCCTTTTTTGGAGCTCTTTGATGTGATCGTAAGCTTGCTTTTGCCCTTGGGGGGAAAAGTCACCTTGGGACGCATATGGAGAGGAAGACTCTGCGGTTGGCTGGTAGAAGGGGCTCCGTCTATTAGCGTTGATTTTTTCTTCAACGGACGGCTCTTTGGGCTTTTCTTTGTGGAGTCCGAGGGCTTTGATGTTTTTGTAGACGAGCTTTTGTCTTTCAAATCCGTCGGGCATTTCCAAAATTGTTTCAGCCAGTTCAGGATCGTTCTCATAAAGTTTATTTGCATGATTCAAAACCTCATAAAAGTCTGAGTTGGCCTTAATCCAACTTTGTTTTCTGTCTTCTTTGATAGCTTGGTTAATTGCCGTTTGGATCTGAGTTTGAGTCTCAACTTGAGTCTTTTTACCAAACTGATCGAGCTTTTTTTCTAGTTTTTTCTGATCAACATAAGGGTCATCATCATCGTCATCATTTGATTTTTTGAGGTGTGATTTTAGTTCTTCGATTTCCTTCTGAAGGCTAGCCATTCGAGATCTTTCATTTTCCATTTCTGCTCTATGCTTAGCCTCTAGAGCTCTAAAGTTAATTTCTTTATCGTTTGTTTTTTCAGGAACTTTCTCCTCGGTCATTATCAATCCTTTGCCTTTAACGAAAGACTTACGTTTGGATTTTGTGTAAGATTGCTCTCATGGTATACAAAAAGGAGCCTTTAATGAAAGTCGATAGGCTAGAAACGCATGATAGGTACAAAGAATTCACAAGCAAATCTTTTGATATTGATGCATGCGCTTTAGATCTGATGAATAAAAGACCATTTGGTGAACATGCATTTTACATGTTTGTTCATGCAAGGACTGCTGAAGATGGAGTTACGAAAGAACTCATTTGGCAACCAAGACTAACAAGACCAAAACCACAGACAAATTCTATGCTTTTTAAAGCATACCCTACGACATTAGAAATCAGAATTTGCTGGATGATTCCTCCAAGAGAGATGTTTGGACAATATAAGACAGGAAACATCACCGAACATGACATCACAAGATGGTCTATTGAAATGTTTGAGAATAAACGAGAACAGCTCGCTCAAAATGAACCTGATGATTTAAGTGATATGGAAATTGATGCAATTTATAAATCCATATCGAGACAAGCTAATATGGATAAGATTATAGAGACTTGGGGTAGTGCGTCTTTGGGCTCTCTTTAGGCTCTTTATCAGCGCCATACATGAACACATCGCGAGCTTTGGCGACCGGATTTCTAACGCCAACACCATAAATGTCTCCTTGTCCATTGCTGGATTCAGGAGCAGTATTAGCTTGACGGAGCTTTGACTTGTCTTTCATTGAACAAGCTTTGTTTCTTCAGTATTGAAGACGTTTGGGCATCTATTTGGAAGCTTTGTGACTAATCCCTTAGTTGGATCAAAATCTGGACTGACTCTGAAAGATCCAATGGGCTGAGTTTTACCAGAGCCCATTTCTGTTCCCGCATTAATGAAAACGGAAGATCTCTCATCATATTTAGGCTGAGTAAATTCCAAAGGGTTTTTAACTTTTGCCATAAAAAAGAGTCCTTAGTTTCGGTTCATTGGGGGCTGAGCATGTTTCTTCATTTTGCTGATATTAGCATTCTGAAGACCTTTAACTTGCTCAGTTGTGTCTTGGTACTGAGAAACGTCTCCAGCACCCATAGCTGATTCGTAATGCTTCATGTGGCATCCATTTGGAAGAGGATTGTCCTTTCCAGGCTGCATTCCCATGAATGAATGATCATCGATTCTTCGTCCGGCCATATTTCCTCGTTTGCCTAGTTAGGCAGTTGTTCTTTAAAGTCTATTATACAACTTTTTGTTTCATTCGCAAGGATTACACTGGAGAGGGAACATTTCCTGCCATAACTTCTTGCATAAACTTAGATGACTCAGCGGTCATTCGAGCATCCAGTTTTTCTCTATCTTCATCTCTAATTTGTCCCTGCTCAATCTGTTCAATTTGGCTGTACTTCATAGCTGTTTCAATTTCACCAAATTTAGCTATGACATCGATGAGTTTCTCAAGAGCTTCCATTTTATCTTTAGTGGCTAACGCTCTGTTCCTTGTGATCTCGCTCAATCTCTCTTCGAAGAGACCAATGTTGGCTTCGCTTCGTCCGTGTCTTTCTCTTGCAGTTGCTATGTTGCTTACAGCTTTTGAGTAAGTTTCTTTTAGCTGCGCATCGAGTATAGCTTCTTGAAGTTGCGCTTGATGCTCTTGGCCAGCTGCTGCTGCTTGTTCTTGTGCTTTCAAGAACTCCATAGCCTCTGCTTTTCCTTGGATGTTCATCTTGTCTATGACAAACGATGGTGGGAACACCTCTCTTCCGAAGGCTTGGTTGATATCTAGAAGTTGTTGAGCCTGCATATTTTGCTGTGTAGAGGTGAGTATTCCTTCTTGAACCACAGTTCTGTAGTTTGAAAAAACTCTGTTGTAAAAGAGAGGAGATGCCTCTTCTCCAAGAACCTCTTCAACTTTATATCTATTCCAGTTGTTAAGGAGAATTTGAAGAGAGATATCGCCAATTTGCTCTAGAGAATAGTCCCACTGATCGAAGTACTTCTGGAAAACCATTAGGTTCGCAGCTTGCTTCATCATGAGAGTAAGAGTTGATATCTGAGAGTCTTGCTGCCCAGACCAATTCTCTAGATCAATACCGGATGTTTTAAAGATAAGATCTCCCATCTGTTGAGCAAGTGCTAAGTCAGACTCTGGCACTGCTGATGGAATAATTTTCTCAACATCATGAAGTTCAAATCCTTCATTGATGATGATGTCGTAACCTTGACCGGCTTTCTTTAAATTGTCTTCATTTGCAACAGCTCCAATCTTTCTCTTATAACCAGAGTTGATGGTAGATGATGCTATGTCGTTGTTAGTAATTACTTTGTAGTTGAATAGGAACTGAGGATCTCTCATCGTGCGAACAAGAGATCTGACTCGTAAGTCATAATAAGAAAGATGTGGATCATAGTTCCAATCTATTGGAACAAAAGGACATCTATCAAATCCAAGAGGATTGTTTCCATTGAACATTAGAGTGTCATTTAGCACTACACACACTTTCCAGGTTGGAACGTCAATTTCTACAACTTTTAAGTCATCTACAACTTTTACAAGTTCTTGTATTTCATTGCTGTCTGCAACGTCAAAGAACTGATGTCTTTTTTGGCTAAAAAGCTTCTTTCTCTTACGTGTAGACTTGTACCATATGTAACTTAAGACAAGGAGGTCATTCCTAGTAGACGTGTAGTTTTCTGGAAGGAAATAAAAATTCTCATTTTTGTTAGCAGCACCAGACATTCTCTTAATTTTGTCTAATTGGTCTGGAAATCTCATCTCTGCTTCATCTTTAGAGATAAATTCCTGGCACCAAACAATTGTGCAGTCCGACATGTCTGCATTTCTGTAGAACGGATCGACTAGAAATGAGTTATATTCCCAGATCTTGAGCTTAAGTTCTCCTTGAAGAGGATCTTTTCCAAGAAAATCTAAATAAGGCTGAGCTAAAACTTTTCCAGAAATTGCCCCAAGCTCACATCCTTTTGAGAAGGAATTGTGAATACCATTGTCTTGGTATTGCTGCATTATCAGTTTGGTATATTGGTCTGTTGTGTGAGGATCTCCACCACTGTTGGCTTGGAATGTAACTGTCTTTCTATGCTGTCTTTGGTAACCAGTCACCATGTTCACTGGCTGCTGCACCAAGTTGAAGTAGTAACTGTTAAAAGAGAAAGAGGGGGTAAAGTTGAAGAACTTGTTTACAAAGTCTTGAGCCCCAGCATAAAAGAGAGAGTCAATATTTGCCTGGTTCCACCTCGCCTGCTCAACAGGTTTTAGCTTTTGGGCAACACTTTGCATCCAATATTTGATGTTGCCTTCGTTTGGTTTGATACTGTCGAGAGGAGTAACGTTCAAGAAGCCTCCAAATGAATCTTATATTATACATTTTAAGAGTAGAACGCTAGAGGCCTCCAAATCTGGAAGTCTTAAACTTTCGTTTCTTGAGCCTTTTTTATCTTGTTTCTTAGGCGTAGGGCTTTGGCTTTGCAGTTTGCATGACAAAATCTATGATGAGATAATTTGGTTTGAAATTCCTTGTTACAGAGTTGGCAATTTTTGATCCTTAATTCTCTTTTTTCCCAAGAAGCTTTTCCATGCTGACTATGCCACTCTATACCTTGTGGACTTGCATGCCATATTTTTGTCAGAGGCCTTATTTCATTCATCAGTTTTTTAAGAAAAGATTTTCTTTCTTCACTCATATGTGCCGCTATATGAGATTTTTTGTTAAGACATTCTAAATTTAAGATATCATTGTTGTTTTTGTTTCCATCTTTGTGATGAATTTCATGGCCTTTAGGGATATTTCCATTTGTGTATTTCCACACCCATACATGAGCCCTAATTTTAGGACAAGCGGTTGAGATCCAATAACCAGCTTTGTGATCTTTATAGAATTTTTTACCGAAGTGAGTTTGATGTTCCATGAGAAAATCATGCCGAATTGCATCCATAAAGTCAATCAGAAACGATTTCCAAACCTATTTTGCGTGTATTCTATTTCATTATGTTTATAAAATGATGGCTTACTTACCTTATGAGTATAAAGCACATATCTGGCAGCATCTATGCAATGATCATCCTTCTTTAAAGGAACATCATATCCTTTCTTAGCCTGTTGTGGATCCCAACTATAGCTTTGTATCTCTGTAATCATATATTTACAGTCAGAGCATATCGTCCACGACCCCCTTGCAAGCTCGGACGTCATGTAAGCTATTCCATTCTCAACATCATTATTGGCGTCAATGACAGCTATTCCTCTCTTCCTAAGCTCAACTTTAAATGCCGCAGCACTCGGGTCAATGTAAACTGATCTCACGCCGTAAGGTTCTAGAAAGGCCTCCACATCATCTGCGTATTCACTATAAGTCTTTTGCCTGCCCTTGGCCTTGGAATCCCACACATACTCTTTCTCAAACCATCTAATTGGACCAGTCTTTGTATGGTACCCCGTGTTTACTCCCATAAGCATGCATGCAAAGTTGTTGGCTGTTCCTACATCGATGCCAGCAATCCAATAATCAGCAGCAGTTGGAGGACGGTCACAAACGTGGATGCTACGATCAAAAAAGTCAAAGATAGCACCCTCCGCGAGGCACCAAAGCCCAAGGAAATTTCTCTTGTAGAACAGGCCACTAAGACTATCCCGAATACGCTGTTTATAATCGTCATCAACATAAGGATTATCATCCAATGTAAAATGTAGAGCATAATAATTTTTGTCTCCTTCTTCGGCTTTATCAATCCATTTCTTAATCTTGTGGTCTGGATGCGATGGGTTCATAGATGCAAATCCCATCGAATGTGGCATTGAAAGCCTGGTGTCTATCATATCTATAATAGAATCAGGGTACAGAGTCATCTCATCACAGTACACCAGAGAGAAAGTCTTTCCTTGAAACTGACCAAGAGCCCCCTCGTCTTTTGCCCCTAAAGTCTGAATGGATTTATTGAACAGTTTTAACTGCCTTTTTCCAGCCTGCCATGTACAAAAAGGCCTGAATATCTCGAACTGTGGAGATTCTAAAACAAGCCTTATGGCGTTTTGATAAATTGTATCTGAAGTGTGACCAACCATGAAGATCTGACTATCTGGACACTCATAGGCCGCCTGAAGGAATCTAAAGAGGGTACACACCGTCTTCCCAGTACGAACAGATCCATGAGCTAGATTCCACTTAGCTGTCGAATTGACTATGAAATCCATTTGCTTGGGGGAAAAGGGCAATTTTTTGTCTTCAGCCATGCGATTATCTTACATGGGTTACAAAAATGTTGCCATGAAATTATGATCTCTGCTAACATGATATTTCGTAAGTAACTGAACTTGAACGAAGTAATTAAAATTAGGATTAACAGTGATACTGCAGCTTAAGCCACTCTTTACGACTGGGCTACAAGAATTTCAAAAAATATTATGAGGATACGGGTAAATGAACAATGAATTTAAAAAAGAACTTTGGGATGCATGGGATAAGGTTGGAAACCTTCTAATTACATTATTAACAATAGCTTTTTTATTTCTTACCAATAGAAGTGATTCAGTTAACTTATATTTAAGCCAACGATCAGAAATTCATTCTCATAATCAAGCTTGCGAAAAAGTTCTTAGCGAGTTAAAGGAAAGAGTAATAAGTTTAGAGAGAAAAATGTGGAATCACCTAAAGGAGAGTTAAAATGGAATTTATGGATTTTTTTGCCTTACCTGAACCTGTTGTTATTATTGCTATAGCAATGATTTTGCAATTAACTTTTGATTAATTATGTATCTTAAAATATTGTCTGAAAAAGATAACAAGGAAGCTTCTTATGATTGAATCGGTGATAAAATTTATGGTCGAAGGATTTCTTGTTGCATCTTTGATTGGATCGGTCTTTGCGTTCTTCCACTATAAGGAAAAGTTCATCGCCTGGAGAGAGGAAAGGCAAGAGATAAAAGAGAAGGCAT